AGGCCCGGCGCGATGGCAGGATACCGCCCGAGCTCGTGAAGAAGCAGGGCAGGCAGGTCCTGATCCATCGCTCGGCGCTCGAGCTGCTCAAGGCGAGCACCGACCCGGCGGCCGCGGCGAAGAACGAGCTGTCCGAACCCGGAGAGCTCCCGCTGGTCGGGAAGGATCCGCACAGCTACCAGCTCGAGCGCGCGAAGCGCGAGAAGTTCGCGGCGCTCTCGGCCGAGCTCGACTACAACAGGGCGATCGGGCGCGTCGTGGAGGTCGACGCGATGAACGAAGCGCAGCGGCGTCTCTTCCGGGACGCTCGGGACAAGCTGCTCAACCTGGCGGATCGGCTGACGCCGATGATCACGCCGGACATGGATCCGGCCCGACGCCATGCGACGATCAAAAGGGAGCTCGAGAAGGTGCTGAATGAACTCTCCGATGATGCACGCGCCGAGTCTTCCGAAGGGGCTGCCGAACGCCTGGCGGCTTAGCTGCAAGAATTTCGCCGCGGCGATCCGTCCGGATCCGATCCTGACGGTCGACGAGTGGGCTGACCGCACCCGGATCCTCTCCTCGGACATTTCGAAGGAGCCCGGCCCCTGGCGTACCGATCGCGTGCCCTTCGCGCGCGAGATCATGCAGGTGCTCTCGCCGAGCGATCCGACGCAGGAGGTGACCTTCGTCGCCGGCACGCAGGTTGCGAAGACCGAGATCGGCAACAATTTCCTCGGCTACATCATCGACTGGGCGCCGGGCCCTGTGATGGTGGTGATGCCCACATCGAACACCGGCAAGCGCGCCTCGAAGACCAGGCTGTCGCGCATGATCGAATCGGCGCCGAGCCTGCGCGCCAAGATCAGCGATCACGCTCGCGACCGCTCGAACACGGCGACGATGAAGGACTTCCCGGGCGGCGTCCTGGTGATCGCCGGTGCCAACAGCGCCGCCGAGCTGAAGTCGATGCCGGTGCGATATTTGTTCGAAGACGAGATCGACGAGTATCCGGACGACGTCGACGACCAGGGCCCAGCCGACGAACTCGCGGAGAAGCGCACCGACACCTATTCGTACCGTCGGAAGATCTATCGCGCCTCGACGCCGAAGGCCGACCGGCAGAGCTCGAAGAGCTGGAAGCACTGGCTGCGCTCCGACCAGCGCCGCTACCATGTCCCGTGCCCGCACTGCGCGCACGAGCAGGTGCTGCGGTGGGAACAGTTCAGATGGACCACGCGCAAAGTGTGGGAGACGATCGGCAAGGACGACGGCGAGATCCTCGAGGTCGACCCCGGCACCGAGGGCGCGATCGCGCGCGACACGGGCGAGCTGCTCGATGTCTGGTACGAGTGCGAGGCCTGCGCCGCGCGCATCGAGGAGCACCACAAGAACGAAATGCTCCCCCGCGGCCGCTGGATCAAGGGCAACCCGAGCTCGAGCCGCGCCGGCTTTCACCTGCCGTCGTTCTACTCGCCGCTCGGCTGGTTCTCCTGGTGGAGCGCCGTCGAGAAGCGCCTCGAGGCCGAGAAGGATCCAACGGGATATTCGCTCAAGGCCTGGACGAACACGGTCGCCGGCGAGCCGTATTCCGACAAGGGCGAGCAGCCCTCCGAGCTCGACCTCAAGGGTCGAGCCGAGGACTATCGCCGCGGCACGGTGCCGATGGGCGGGCTGCTGGTCACGGCTTCGGTCGACGTGCAGGCCGATCGGCTCGAGGTCAAGGTTAAGGCCTGGGGGCGCGGCGAGGAATCCTGGCTCGTCGATCACCAGGTGATCCACGGCGATACCGAGACCACGCAGCCGTGGGTCGAGCTCGACGAATATCTGCAGAAGCAGTTCCCGCACGAGTGCGGGGCGACGCTGCGGATCAGTGCGACCGCCGTCGATGCCGGCTATCGCACCCAGACCGTTTATGCCTTCTGCCGGCCGCGAACGCACCGGCACGTGTTCCCGGTGCGCGGCCAGTCGCAGCCAGGCAAGACGGTCCTCGGCCGGCCGAGCGACCAGGACATCGACCACAACGGCCAGAAGATCCACGGCGGCATCAAGCTGTGGCCGATCGGCGCCGACACGGCGAAGTCGAAGATCTACGCCCGGCTCAAGATCGTCGAGGCGGGTCCGGGGCGGATGCATTTCCCACTCGGGCTGCCCGACGAGTACTTCAAGCAGCTGACCGCCGAGCGCCTGGTGACGAAATACGTGCGCGGCTACCAGAAGCGCGTCTGGGAAAAGGAAGCGGGCGAGCGCAACGAAGCGCTCGACCTCGAGGTGTACGCCTACGCCGCGGCGATCTACTACGGCATCACACGCGCGCCGTGGGACAAGATGGAAGCGACCCTGCGCAGCACCGGGCAGGATTTGTTCGTGAAAGCGCAGTCGGGAACGGATAACTCGCAAGTCCAGTCGCCGGCGAGCGCGGGCGTGCAGACATCTGCACCGCCCGCGCGCCAGTCCGCGCCTGGGCGATCGAGAACGAGCTTCGCGCAGCGCTGGAAGAACTGAGTGGGAGCGTCCGGCAGCAACGAGTTTCGCAATGGCCGCAGGAAGCGGAAGACCGGCGTGTTGTTCCTGGGGTTGTGCGCTACCTGCCCGGCGTCCGTGTATTGGCCGGCGAAGCTGGTCCCGCAGCGGAACGGGATGAATCTGCTCGTATGCGATCGCTGCCACGGCGCGAGCAACGCCACGGCACAACGAAGGGAAATGGCATGAAGAGCTGGCTAGTCATCGCGGTCCTCGCTGCGCTATGCGCGGACGCGCGAGCGCAGTATGTGGTCGACGCGCCGGCGGCGTCTCTGAGGGCGCCATTCTCCGAAATGCAGGCGGCGACCATCAATATCAGGGTCCAGCTTGAAGCTCCCAACTCAGGCGGAGCGATCACTCTGGTAGGTACTTCGGTCCAGTTGGCATTCAACATTCTGACCGACTCGGTGATTCTGGTAGATCTCCCGGGCAGCAAAACTACTACGACCAATGCGACCTCAGTGCGGGCGACCGTCACCATCGCTGGAATCGTAGGGTGGCAACAGATGGCGGCGATGACTTGGCGGTTCCCTTTTGCAGCGCCGATCGCCATCCCGGCAGGGAAGAAACTAGGCTGCCGGTACGACGTCCCCGGTCAGGGCTTTTTGAATTTCGACGTCGCGACGTTGAAAGTCTCGTGGTCTCCGGCGGGTCAAGGCAGGTTTAGGTGCGCGCAACCGGGTGTACTCGCTTCGACCATTCCGGACATCGCTGCGGCGCCGCCTCCGCCTCCGCCGCTGCCTACCGGCACGACGTGGACCACGATCGCGACGCAGCACCAGGCGTTCACGCTGGCGAGCTCGACGGTAGTGCGTTACGGCGAGATCGCGACGAACCGATTCGCTCAGCAGACGCTCGCCGCCGGCAGCTATACCTGCGATAACGCGCAATTCACCGACCCGGCCGTGGGCGTCGATGCCAAGGTCTGTCAGACGCAGAAGTAGCAGGCCGTGTCCTACACGGTGCAGAGGACGTCGAGGCGGGGGTCGGTAGCGTCGGCCGCATTCTACGACACGCTCTTCCCGCTAACTGAGAACCCAATAGGGGGAACCGACTGGTTTCGCGGTCTGGCGGACGGCGGCAATTGGACGGACCCGCAGACAGGCCTCGCGTCTGACGGCACGACGCACATTGCATTTGGTACGCAGGTCGCGAGCCCAGCGCCGCCCTTCGACGATTCGGTCGCGTGCCTTCGCATGCTGTTCCCCCAGAACCAATATGCGCAGGGGGTGATCTTCAACGCTGCAGCCGATCAGATCGAGGTCGAGCTGACGGTTAATTCGACCATTGTCAACGGCCGCATTCAGCTCTACGAGAAGGACTTGATCTTCTCGGGCACCAACACTTGCGACGTGAAATTGGTTCGTTGGAATGGGGCGCTCAACTCGTTCACGCCGCTTAACGGCGACGTCCCTGTCGTGACAGGGTTGAACATCAGCACAGGCACCACGCTCCGCTTGTCCCGCATCGGGAATACTCTGGTCGGAACGAGAAACGGTTCGACGATTTACACCTACGACCTCGCGGCGAACTTCGTCGCAGACGGTTCGAACATCTTGACCGGTGGTACCCCAGGCCACGCATATTGGGACCGCAGTCTCACGAGCGGAGCTAACAGGAACACTATGGGCTGGTCCAGGTTCACGGCGGGTGCGCTGTGACGATCAGCGTCCTGCAGGAAACACCCGCCGAGTCTCACGGATCGTTGCACAGTACGCAAGCGGTGACGCAGGCAGGAAACACAGCCGGGAGCAGCTTCCATCTCGGCCTGACGTTCGACACGAGCAACGGGACGACCACTGCGACGATCACCTCCGTCCCATCGATGACGTGGACGCGGAAGGGCACCCAGACTGACGCGGCTGATACAGAGCGCACCACGCATTACGTCGCTGACGGCGCGGCTTCTGGGTCGATTACTGTCACCGCGACCTTTGACGTGCAGACCGGGCACTCGGCGATTCTCCTCAAGGAGATAGGAGGAACCAGCGGATACGACGCCACTGCCGACGCGAACGCCTCGAACCAGCAGGCCACGCCAGGAACCGGAGCCGACGGAGTAACAACTACCAACACCGCCGCCCTGAGCGCGCAGCCTGCGCTCATCTCCGCGTTCTGCATGGACAGCGCGGGCGGCGGTACTCCTGCGGCCGGGACGGGATTCACAAGCGACGGCACAGGCTGGAGCGGGTTCACGGGCACTGCGCTGATGCGCTCGGAGAGCAAGCGCGTGGCCTCAACTGCGGCGCTCGCAGCGACATTTACGGCGGCAGCAAACGACACGAATCAGTCCTTCGCTGCGGTCTTCACCGAAACAGGCGGAGGAGCCGGACCGGCACAACGCGCGCCGCTCGGGCGGCGCTATATAGGGTGGACCTCGTGATCATCACGCAGAATTTGCAGGACTACATGCGCCGGCGCGGCGAGCAGACTCACATCACCGAGTCTTACGTCTCCTCGCCGCCCGCGCTCACGATCACCGACGAGGCCGGAGATCTGTGGTGCCTCGGCTTCACTTACGGCGCGGCCCCGCGGGGCGAGTTTGCTTTCAACGTCCTGCGGAATGGCGTCGAGACCGGCGAGCTCGCCAGCCGCATCGAGAGGCGCGGCGGCCGAGTTCGCATCTTCACATCGAGTGGCTGGAAACGCTGGACCGGCAGTTCTTTCATCTGACAAAGGAGCATCACCATGCTTGGACAGTATTCGGTATCGGTCGGCGGCGTCACTCCCACCGCGGCCGCGGTCACCCTCGCGTTCGTGAATCCGGGCACTTCGCGCTCGCTCGAATTTCTGCGCGCGTGGGCGGGGCAGTCGGTCAACGCCACGAGCGCGCAGCAGCGCGTCCAGCTCAACACGCAGGTCACCGCGTTCCCGACGCTCACCTCGACCGCGCCCGTGCCGCATACGCTCAGCGATGCGGCTTCGGTGATCACCGGCGGCACCGCCGGCGCCGCGGGTACTTCCGGAACGAATGCCTCTGCCGAGGGCGGCGGCGCGAAGACCATCATCTACAACGACACGTTCAATGTGCTCAACGGCTGGCTCTGGGTGCCGACCCCGCGGGACACAATCATCCTGAACGCGAGCGCGGCGTCCGGGTTCGGCCTGCACTTTCCGGCCACGCCTTCTCCGGCCGGCGCCTGGTCGTGGGGCGTCACCTTCAGCCAGCTCGGCTAAAATGCCGAAGTAGAAGGCACCCGGCCTCCGAGCGAGGCCGGGTTCATTCTTTTTCAAGGAATCAATCGTGGCCACTGGCTATCGCGCTCTAATACTCCCATCGCACATCATCGCCGACGAGAGCCCGGTCACGCTTGCGACGACGATGAAAGCGTTGTGGCCGGCAGCGAAGACGCTCATGCCCGTCGGATTCTGGTCGGTCGGCAAGATCGTCAAGGTCACAGCTTTCGGCAAGATGACCACCGATGGCACCGCGGGCAACTACGTCTTCGAAATGGGGTACGGCTCGGGCGACGCGCCGACGCCGAAGGCCTCCGGCGCCACGGTGGCGGGAACGGTCTCGCAGACCGACATCAGCTGGTGGGCCGAGGGCTATATGGAGTGCAAGACGCTCGGCACCTCGGGAACCTGCCGCATGTGGGGCATGTGGAGCCCCGCAGTCGCGGTGCTCGCGTCGACGCTGCAGCCGTATCTTTTCCCGAATAGCGCGCCGACGGATATCACGATCGACACCACGGTCGGAACGAATGCGATCACCTTCCAGCTCCAGCGGTCGAGCACCGGGGTCTGGACCGCGACCACTACGAATTTGATCGTCGAGGAAGTAGGCCCGTAGCATGCCGCGTCGTATCGGGCCCGGCGGACCTTTTCTCACCGGACCGCGCTCGAACGACCCGATCATAGTCCGGCCTCGCCGCCCGGGCGATCCCTGGCTGAACATAGTCCTGGCGAGCTGGGCAGCGAGCGTCGCCTTCTCGCCGCTGTTCATCGGCAGCTTCACGCCGGAGCAGAATCAATGGGACAACCCGCCGTTCGGCGCCAGGCCCTGGCTCGAGCAGGTCGTCTATTCGTGGCAGCCTGGGCCGCCGGAGCCTTATCAGCGCCGGACGATGCTGGTGCAGGGCGGAGTTTCTGCGGATCAGCCTTACGGATCCGGCGTCACCGTCATCGAGGGCGATTGGGATCAGGACCAGCCGGCGCGGCAGGGTCGCCGGCTCATCCCGCAAGACGGCAGTATCGTCGTATCGCAGCCGACGCCAAGCGATTCGCTTGGCGTCGTGCGGTTGTGGTGGCAGCTTCCGGACGAACCGCCGCGCCAGCGCGAGCTCGGCCAGATCGTATCGGTCGACAACCCGCCGTTCGCGCAGCGGCGCGCACCGCTGGCGCTGCTTTGGGATGCGCCGGTCTGGGACGCTCAGCGGCGCGATCCGCTGCTGGTGCTGGTCAACGACGACCCTCCCTATGCATCGCGCAGGCCTCCCGCCGCGCTGGCATGGGACGACGTCACATGGAGCGCGCAGCGGCGGCCCATCGTTCCGCAGACCCCAGCGGCAGCGGTCAACGATCCGCCGTTCGCGCAGCGCAGGAATCCGCCGGCGCTGCTGTGGGATGCGCCGGTCTGGGACGCTCAGCGGCGCGATCCGCTGCTGGTGCTGGTCAACGACGACCCGCCCTATGCATCGCGCAGGGCGCCGGCCGCGCTGGCTTGGGATACGCCGGCATGGAACGCGCAGTCGGCGCCGCGAACGCCGCAAACGCCGGCGTCAGCGGTCAACGATCCGCCGTTCGCCTCCAGGCGAGCGCCGCCGGCGCTGGCGTGGGAGCAGATGTGGTGGAACGCGCAGACGCGCGATCCGCTGGTCGTTCTAGTCAACGACAACCCGCCTTTCGGGGCGAGGCCTTGGGTCAGCAGGCTGGTAGCGTTGTGGCAGCCAATTCCGCCGGAACGGGTGATCGTCCGGCACTACACCGCGGACAACCCGCTCGTCCCGGGCGTGTTTCCGCCGGAATCGCCGGTGCATTTCCGCATCAGCGCGCCGACGAGGCGCCTGGGCGAGCCTAACGAAGCGCCCGAGCCGGAGCGGCTCGGCAACTCGAGCGAATCGCCGCAGCCGAGCAGGCTGGGCGAGGCGAACGAATCACCCGAAAGCGAGCGGCTCGGCAGCGCGAACATCACGCCGCCGCCGCGCAGGCTTGGAGAAGAGAACACGTGAACACGCTGGGGCTCGATACGATCATCGTCGGCGATACGCTCGATTTCACTACGAGCGTAAACGGCTATCCGGCCACCGACGGCTGGACGCTGAAATACCGCGTCATCCCGCGCGTCCTCGGCGTGGGATCGCCGATCCTGCTCACGGCTGCCACCGCGAGCGACGGCACGAGCTATCGCGTGCAGGTTGCGCCGTCGACCACGGCGGGCTACGCGGCGGCCGACTATACCTGGGAAGCCTGGGTCGAGAAGACCGGCGCTCGCGTCACGATCGACGACGGCCTGGTCACCGTCAAGGGCGACCCATCGACGCTGACGTCGCTCGATGGCCGCAGCCATGCGCGCAAGGTCCTCGACGCGATCGAGGCCCTGATCGAAACGAAAGGCACCGCCGACGTGCTCGAGTACTCCATCGGCGGCCGCAGCATCAAGAAGATGACGACGACGGAGCTCTTGCCCTGGCGCGACCGTTATCGCTGGGAAGTCGCCGACGAGGTCGCCGCGGAGCGCGTCGCCGACGGCCTGGGCAATCCGCGCCTGGCGGGCGTGAGGTTCAATCGATGAGCTCATTTGCGAAAGGCGACCGTGCTTGAGGCGTTGAGAAAATCGATCGCGCGCGCGCTCCGTCCGGCGAAGAAGCCCTCGCTCGAGGCCGCAATGCGTCGCGCGTTGCGCAAGGAGCTCGCGGCACGGGCGCCGGCGAACGCGGCTGGCTCGGCCGGCTTCCGCATGTATCAGTCCGCGCGCCCCTCGCGCCTGAACTCGCCGGGCTTCGTCTCGACGACCTCCGCAGACTCGGAGCTCGTCTCGAGTCTCACGAATCTGCGCAATCGCAGCCGGCAGCTGGTGCGCGATGCGGCCTACGCCAAGCGCGCGAAGGTGATCATCCAGAACAACGTGGTCGGCTCGGGCATCGGCCTGCAGGCGAAGGTGATGGCGACGCGCGGCCAGCTGCGCGAGACGGTCAACGACGACATCGAGGAGGCCTGGGAGGACTGGGCCTGCGGCGAGTACTGCCATACCGGCGGGGCGCTGCATTTCTCCGACCTCGAGCGCGCCATCATGGCGCAGGTGTTCGAGGCGGGCGAGGCGTTCATACGTCTGCACTTCAGCGCGTTCGGCGGCTCCGAGGTCCCCCTGGGCCTGGAGCTGATCGAGGCCGAACGCATCGCCGACGAGCTGCAATATCCGATCCCGGCGCCCTACGCGACCAGCCCGAAGGGCGCGGTGGTGCGCATGGGCGTGGAGGTCGACCCGTTCGGCCGCCCGATCGCCTACTGGATCCGCGAGCAGCACCCGGCCGATCTGCGCTGGATCGTCGGTCAGCCGAATCGCGTCGAGCGCGTGCCGGCCGAGCAGATCATCCATCTGCGCCTGATCGATCGCTGGCCGCAAACGCGCGGCGAGCCCTGGCTGCACGCGACGGCCGGGAAGCTGAACGACATGGACGGCTATTCCGAGGCGGAAATCGTCGCGGCGCGCGCCGGCGCGTGCATCAGCGGCACCATCGAGACGCCGAACCCGAACTCGGCGCTCGTCACGCAGATCGACGGGTCCGGCGCCGGCCTGGGAGCCGAGGTCCAGCTCGAGGCGGGCACCTTCCAGCGCCTGGCTCCGGGCGAAGAGCTCAAGCCATTCATGCCGAACCGGCCGAACTCGGCGTTCGAGCCGTTTATGCGCGCGATGTTGCGTGAAATGGCCGCAGGCACGGGCTACGGCATCAGCTATGAGGCGCTGTCGCGCGACTATTCGCAGCACAACTACTCGTCGCAGCGCGCGGCGATGCTGGACGATCGCGACTCGTTCAAGGTCCTGCAGCAGTGGTTCATCCGCAACTTCCGCTGGAAGGTGCACAAGATCTGGCTCAAGCAGGCCGTGCTGGCGCGCGCCGTGAGCACAATCGGCATCGCGGAATACGCGCTCGACCCGGAGAAGTTCGAATGCTGCGCGTTCAAGGCGCGCGGCTGGGGCTGGATCGACCCGACGAAGGAGGTCCAGGCCTACGAGGACGCGATCAAGGCTGGCCTCACCACGCGCGCGGACGTGATCGCCGCCACGGCCGATGGCCGCGACATCGAGGACGTCGACCAGCAGCGGGCGCAGGAGCTGCTGGACGAGGAGCAGCTGCAGCTCGAGTTCACCACATCGCCCAGCGTCTATATCCCGGCCGTCACGGGCTCGGAGCGTGGCACGGGGCAGCCCGTCCCGCAGCAAGGCGAGCCTGGCGACTCGGAGCCTTCGGTCGCCGAGGGAGAAGCCGCAGCCGGCGGCGGATCCAGTCCAAGCGGCGGCCAGCCCGCCGGTCGCGTCGTCAAACTTCGGAGGTAGCAGATGGCCGTCAAAGTCAATGCGCCCGGCGTGGCGCATGCAAGGCAACTCATCGCCGAGGGAAAGATCAATTATGGCGCGTGGAGCTTCACCGCCGCGGACGGCGACAAGCTGCTCGGCCCGAACGGCGATGACTGGGCGAATTTCGCGAGCTACCACCTCGCGGAGCATCCCGATCAGCCGGAAAAGACGAAGGCGCGCTACGGATATCCCTACGGCAAATCCGGGGAGGTCTACGAGGACGGGGTCACCGCGGCGAAATCGCGGGCAGCGCAGCAAGGCGATGCCGAGGTCGAGGCGCGCGCGGCGGAACTCCTGGACCTGATCGACAAGAAAGAGCCGGCCACGCAGAAATCCTTCAAGATCGACGAAATCCGCGCGCGTCGCGATCTGCTCGAGGGGGTCTTCGAGCGTGCGACCGTTGACGACAAGGCGCGCACCGTATCGATGTCGTTTTCGTCCGAGGAGCCGGTCGAGCGCTTCTACGGGAACGAGATCCTGTCGCACGACAAGAGCGCTGTGAATCTCGACCGGCTCAGCTCCGGCCGCGCGAATCTTCTGGTCAATCACGACCCCAGCGATTGGGTCGGCGTCGTGCAGTCGGCATCGGTCGGAGACGATCGCAAGGGCCGGGCGATCGTGAAGTTCGGCAGCAGCCAGCGCGCCTCGGAGGTTTTCCGCGACGTGCAGGACGGCATCCTGACATCGGTCTCGGTCGGCTACATGCGCGACGACATGAAACTGACGGGCGAGAGCAAGGACGGCCCCGACACTTACACCGTCACCCGCTGGACGCCTTTCGAGGTGTCGCTGGTGACCGTGCCGGCGGATCAGACAGTCGGCGTGGGCCGGAGCGCGGCCGCGGAAGCGGCCGAGCGCGCCCGGATCCAGTCCGAAACAGAGCAACAAGCTCTCGCGGAAACTGCGCGGCGAGCGGCTGCAGAAGTCCCCACCAAATCCGCGGCTTCTGCCGCTATCAAGGAGCATGCTATGACGCCCGAGGAACAAGCGGCTGCGGACGCTGCCGCCAGAACCAAGATCACCGCAGTTCAGGCCGAGAAGGAACGCCGGCAAGCCATCATCAACCTCTGCAAGGCGAGCAAGATCGATCCGCGGGTCGAGGACCAGTGGATCCGCGATGGCACCACGCTCACCGAGGTCGCCGACGGCATCCTCGAGGTCGAGGAGGAGCGCAGCAAGCAGCGTCCGCACGAGGCGGCGCGTCTCGGTCTGACGAGCCGGGAGAGCCAGCGCTGGAGCCTGTTCCGGGCGATGCGGCACCTGAACAAGCCGGCCGACCCGAAGTTCCGCGAGGAGGCGGCATTCGAGATCGAGTGCACCGCCGAACTGGAGAGGAAGAACCCGGGCCTGGCGTCCGGCCAGACGAAGATTCTCGTGCCCTCGGAGATCCTGCATCGCGAGCTTCCGGAAGAGGCGGCCAGGCGCGCGATGGGCATGCGCGCCATGGACATCACGCCGGGCTCCAAGGGCGGCTATCTGGTCGCGGTCGACCAGATGGACTTCATCGGGATCCTGCGCAACCGCTCGGTGGCGATGCGCATGGGCGCGCGCGTGCTCTCCGGCCTGCAGGGCAACCTCGTCTTCCCGCGGCAAACGGGCAAGCCGAGCGTGACCTGGCAGGGCGGCGGCGGCACCAGCGTCTCGGCGGCCGATCAGACCCTCGGCCAGCTCTCCATGACGCCGAAGACCGCGATCGTGATCACCGACGTCTCGATCCAGCTGCTCCAGCAGGCGTCGCCCTCGGCCGAGGCCTTCGTCATGGCCGACCTGGCTGCGGACATCGCGATCGACGGCGTGGACAATGCCTCGATCAACGGCACGGGCGGCGCGCAACCGCTGGGCATCAAGAACACGACCGGCATCACCAGCGGCCAGGATGCGTCATCGGCGACCTATGCCAAGATCCTCGCCTTCCCGCAGACCGCGGGCAGCGCGAACGCGATCCTCGGCAATCCGGGCTTCGTCACGAACACGGCCGGCGCGTCGCGGCTCATGCAGGTGCAACGCTTCACCTCGACGGACACCCCGCTATGGGTCGGCAACATGCTCGATGGCATGTGCGTCGGCTTCAACGCGATGTCCTCCGAGCAGCTCGCATCGGCCAACCTCATCTTCGGTTCCTGGGACACCCTGGTGATCGGCGAGTGGGGCGTCCTGCAGCTCGACACCGACACCGGCGGCACGCGCTTCAACCAGGGGCAGGTCGGCATCCGCGCGCTGTGGATGGTCGACGTGATGCTGCGCTACCCGACGGCCTGGGTGGTCGGCACGAACCTCTCGTAGCAAAACCCTCCGGCGGCGCGGGGAAGGTCCTCGCGCCGCCTTTTCATCGATCAAGGAGAAAGACATGCAAGTCAGAGCACTCAGGGGCGTCTGCGTCGGCGTCGGCCAGAACATGAAGGGTCCGGTCAAGGACGAGAGCGGGAAGATAGTCACTCCCGGCGAGATCCGCGGCCTCGACGACGACACAGCGAAATACCTCAAGGCCATCGGAGCCGTCGAGGACGCGCCCGCCGATCGCACCGGCCAGGACTCGGCCGGCAAGTCGAAGTAATTCCACCATCACGCCGGCACGCCGGCAGGAAAGGAGAAGTGGCATGAGAATCTTCACCGATATCGTTCTTCTCGCGGTGTTCATCACCATCGTGGTCTTCGCGCTCGCGCACCGCCGCGAGCTGATCACGATGGCCGAGAACGCCTTTACCGGCGCCCGGCTGCTTCTGAACCAGGCCTCGGCGGCCTCGGGGGCGTCACTCATCGACGCCGTTTCGGCTGCGAACACCGCCGCTGCCACCAGCGGCAGCGGCAAGTGGCTCGACGTGCGCCCCTACGACGGGGAAATGCTGGTCATCCAGCAGGTCGGCGCCGTGACCGGCTCGATTACCGGCAAGCTGCAGTCGGCGAGCGACGCCAACGGCACGGGCGCCGCGGACATCACTGGCGCGACGTTCACGATCGTGAGCTCGTCGAACAACACCCAGTCCATCGCGGTCGATCCGAGAAAGGTCACCGGCGGCTTCCTGGGCTACGTGGGAACGATCGCCACCGGCCCGTCGCTGGTCAGCATTACGGCGTTCGGGAAAAAGCACACGGTCTGAGAACGCGGCTTCGAGAGCGCCGCTGCGGCGGCGCTTTGTTGGACGCGCTTTGGCCGTCTCTTAACTAAAGGATCGGATCATGCTCCTCAGCCAGGCATCGGCCGCGACGGCGACATCGCTGATCGACGCCATTTCGATTTCCGCCAACGTCGCGAGCGGCTCCGGCAAATGGCTCGACGTGCGGCCTTACGATGGCGAAATTCTCGTAATCCAGAACGTCGGCGTGCTCACGGGGACGAATCCGACCGTGGCCGGCAAGCTGCAGACGGCGACAGACGTCAACGGCAGCGGCGCGGCCGATATCAGCGGGTCGGCATACACCTCCGTATCATCGAACAACAACGTGCAGGCGCTCGTACTCGATCCGAAGAAGCTGGCCGCAGGATTCATCGGATACGCCGGCACGCTGGGCGGCACCGCGGGCCCGACAGCCCTGGTGAGCGTCGTCGCTGCCGGGAAAAAGCACGTCGTCTGAGGACATCGGAAAAACGCAAAGGAGCAAGGATCATGAGAGTGAAAGCTACGCGCGGGGTCTGCGTCGGCGTTGAGGACAATCTGAAGGAAGGCGACATCCGGGATCTCGATCCTGGCACGGCGGACTACCTGAAGCACATCGGGGCGGCGGTTGACGCTCCGGAGGAAGTCGCCGGCGCGCCCGCGACCGAAGCGAAGCCGGCGCTGGAAGAGGAAAAAGCAGCCGCAGCGCCCAGCGGTGAAGCGTCTGCCGCAGCCGGCGACGAACCGGCGGCCTAGCAGGTGTTCGCCGAGGACCTCGACGTCTTCTTCAACACGGCCGACTTCGCCACGGCTGCCACGCTGCAGGGCGGTGCGGTCGTGAACGTCATCTTCGACGCGGCTCACCTCGAGGTCCTGGGGGTGAGCTCGGCGAATCCGGTGGCGCTCGTCAAGGCCTCGGACGTCGCGGTGAGCGACGTCGGGAAGACGCTGACGATCAATGCGGTCGTCTACACGATCAACGATCGTCAGCCGCAGGACGACGGGGCGACCGTGCTGCTGCAGCTTCAGAAAAATTGAGCTGTGGCTGACCACCTCTCCGAGCAGATAGTCGCCGCGGCCGCGGCCGCACTGGCGGGCCTCGCCACGACCGGCGCTAACGTCTTCGCCTCGCGCGTGGATCCGCTTTTCGAGGCGAATCTTCCCTGCCTGCTGGTCGACCAGGGCAATGAGGAAGCCCAGCCCGGCGAGCTGTGGGGCTTCAGTCGTTCGCTCGAGCGGCGCATGGAGTTGCTGGTGGTCGCGAAGGTCGAGCAGACGACGGCCTATCGCACGACGGCGAACCAGATCCGCAAGGAGGTCGAGATCGCGCTCGCGTCGGCCTCGCTGCCCGGGGCGAAGTGGGTGCAGCCGATGACTTGCGTGCTCGAGCTCGCCGGCGACGGCGAGAAGCCGATAGCGTCGGCGACGATGACATTCAGTGTCCTTTACGTTACGGCGCTCGGCGCGCCGGACGTGCCACTCTGAGGAGCGCAATCAAATGACTTTCGCCACCGGCGTCGCAAAGCAGCTCAAATACAAGGTCGAGGCTACCTGGGGCACGATTCCAGCGGCCGGTAGCTCGCAGTCTCTGCGGCGCGTGATGTCGAATCTCAGCCTGAAGAAGGCGACTTACGAGTCGAACGAGATTCTGTCGACTTATCAGCGATCGGATTTCCGTCACGGGATCCGCTCGGTCGAAGGGGCGATCAACGGCGAGCTCTCGCCAGGCACCTACAAGGACTTCATGGCGGCCGCGTTGCGGCGCGCCTTCACGACGGTGACGGCGATCACCGGCGCGTCGATCACGATCGCGGGCACGGGCCCGACTTGGACGGTAACGCGCGCCGCGGGCTCGTTCCTCTCCGACGGCATCAAGGCGGGCTATGTGGTGCGGCTCACCGCGGGCTCGTTCAATGCCGCGAACCTGAACAAGAACCTGATCGTGGTCGCGGTGACTTCCGCCACGGTGCTCACGGTGGCGCTCTTCCCCGCGGTTGCCGCCCTGGTGGCGGAGGGCCCGATCACCTCGGCGACGGTCACGATCCCCGGCAAGGTCACCTTCGCGCCCTCGAGCGGCTTCACCGACCTGTCCTACTCGATCGAGCACTGGCATTCCGACCTGTCGCTCTCGCACGTCTATTCAGGCTGCAAGGTCAGCAAGATGGACCTGGCGCTGCCGCCGACCGGCATCGCGACCGGCGCCTTCAGCTTTCTGGGCAAGGACATCACCACCGCCGGCGCGGAGTATTTCACCTCGCCGACGGCGCAGACCTCGACTGGGGTTACCGCCGCGGTCAACGGCCTCCTGGTTGCGCAGAGCGGCCTCGCCGCGAATGTCACCGGCGCGACGATCGCCTACGACGGCAACATGACCACCGAGCCGATCGTCGGCTCGAACGTCTACGGCGACATCGCGGAGGGCCGCATCCTGTTCAGCGGGCAGCTCACCGCGGTGTTCCAGGACGCGGTGATGCGCGACTACTTCATCAATGAGACCGAGGTCTCGCTCGCGATCGCGCTTTCGGCCTCGAGCGCCGTCGGGTCGGATTTCATTTCGTTCGCCCTGCCGCGCATCAAGTTCGGCGCGGCCGACATCGACGACGGCGACAAGACGCTGATCATCACGCTGCCCTATACCGCGCTCTACAACTTCGCCGGCGGCGCCGGCGTGCAGACCGAGCAGACCACCTTCCAGGTCCAGGACAGCCAGGCGTAGCAGGCACGGTTCCAAAGGCGGGCCGGCTCCCGGCCCGCTTCGCATGCCGGTGCAGACATCTGCACCGTTCCCCAAAGGAGTTCCCCATGCAAGGCAACGGCAGCATCGACCTGTCCGTCTTCGACACGAAGACGCAGGCCGACCAGGGCGTCGAGCTCGACATTCTGCATATCAAGACCGGCAAGCCGATCGGGTTCCGGATCCGCGTGCTGGGCGAGGATTCCGCTTTGATGCGGGCGCATGTCCGCGCCTATCGCGAGCAGGTCCTCGAGCAGGCGCGCGAACAGATGCGCGGCAGCCGCACCCACGAGGACATCGAGAACGAGGCGCTCGAGCGCCTGGTGCTCGCCACGGTCGGCTGGACGGATGGCGCGACCTTCTTCGGCGAGGCTTTCCCCTTCTCGCGCGAGAACGCGCGCCGGCTCTATACCGATCCTCGCGTCCCCGAGATCCGCGAGCAGGTCGAGCGTGGCATGGCGAAGCGCGCAAATTTCTTGCCGGCGAACGGCACCGGCTCCTAGCCTTCGCCCGCCATGCCCTGGAGCTCGCGCTTCCGCAGGCCGACGGATACACCCTTCGCCAGCATTACGAGGCGGCTGCGCGCCAGGGCAATCCCGAGGCCGGACGCCAGCTCGAGGGGCCCGAGCTCCCATATCTGCACGCCGAGCTGTGGGGCTGGTTTCTCGAGCTCGATCGCGCCCGCGGCCAGGGCCCTGCGGCGCTCGCGTATGAAAGCATCGAGGCGTGGGCGCGCCTCACGGGTCGGCGGCTTTCGCCGGACGATGTTGCATTGATCGTGGATCTCGACCGCCTGGGATTCCAGGTAAGCGCCGAGGCGAAGAAATGATCCAGATCTCCGTCAAGCACGACATGCACGCGATCGTCGTCGGCCTGGAGAACTACCGCAAAGAGCTCGTCGACGGCGCCGTGGTGCGCGCGCTGAACCGCACCGCGATCACGATCAGGGCGGAGGCCGCGCGCGACATCAACGGGGAATATCCGGGCCTGAAGATCGGCGCGATCAAGGACAAGATCGACATCCAGCGCGCGAACAAGATCACGCAGCGGGCGATCGTCTCGGTCTCCGGGCGCCCGATCCCGATCGTCGAATTCGCCGCCCGGCAGACCGCCGCCGGCGTCACGGTCAAGGTCAAGGGTACGCGCAAGCTCCTGCGGGGCGCGTTCCTGGCGACGATGCCGAGCGGTCATATCGGCGTGTTCTACCGCCGCGGCGTGGCTGGCTCCCGAGTCGGCCGCACGCCGATCGACCAGGTCTTCTCGATCAGCCTGCCGGTCGCCTTCAGCAACCAGAAGGTCATGGACGCCGTGGTGCGCGCGGCCAAGGAGCGCTTCCCCGACGCGCTCTCCCAGGAAGTGCGCTTCATCAAGCTCAAGAAAGCCGCTTAGATGGCCATCGAGAAAGCCGGCGTCGAGATCACCGCGATCGACAGCGCGACGCGCGTCTTCAACCAGATCGTCGCTGGCGGCAAGGCCGTCGAGAAGACATTCGACGGCATAAAGTCGTCGGTCGAAGGCTTCGCGGCCGCGTTTGCGGTCGACAAGATCGTCGAGGAAACCATCCGATGGGAGCAGGCCTCGTTTCGGCTGAACGCGACGCTGAAAGCGACGGGGAATGCGGTGGGCCTGACGCGCAAGGAGCTTGACGATCTCGCGCAATCGCTCGAGCGGACGACGCCTTTCGACTTGACCGATCTGCGCCAGGCCGAGGCGAATCTCGTCAAGTTCGGAAACATTCACGAGGATGTTTTCAAGGAGGCGCTGAAGCTCTCGGCCGATTATGCCGCCTTCACTGGCAGCACCGTGGCCGAGGCGAGCCAGAAGCTCGGGCGGGCGCTCCAGGATCCCGTGGCAGGTCTGAGGACGCTGCGCGAGGTGATCGGGAATCTGAGCTTCACCGAGAAGGAACGTATTGCCCAGCTCGAGGCCTCCGGGAATACGCAGGAAGCGCAGATCGTACTGATCGAAAAGCTCAAGACCGCAATAGGCGGGACAGGCTCCGCGGCGAACGCCGGTCTGACCGGGTCGGTCGGGCTCCTCAGAAAGATCTGGGACGAGGTCGGTGAAGCCGCAGCTCACGCCGTCTCGAGCATCGAGAATGGCATCGCTGCCGCGGCGGCGGCGATGGACAAGTCAGGCCTGGGAAATGCCGCTTCTAGATTCGTCGGGCCGCCGGCGCCGCCTCCGCCTCCGAGCTGGGAGGAGGCTTTCGCGCAACAGAACGCCCGCCTGGCTTCCAGCATGGCGCAGGTCGTCGAGCAGCAGGATCGCCAGCGCGAGGCCGCTGCCAAGGCCGCGCCCGTCGTCGCGCAGTGGACGAATCTGCTCAAGGACCAGACCAACGAGCAGCGCGCGCTCGATTTCGTGCTCGAGGGCCAGGGGCGCACGCTGGCGGATCTCTACAAGGTGAAGATCCTCAACGTCGCGGTCGAGCTCGACTGGCGCCGCGTTCAGAAGGAGAACATGGATCTCGCGGCGCGCTATGCCAAGGCGCTGCAGGACGAGACGCTCAGCGAGGAGGAGAACCTCGCAACCCGCGTGCAGCATTTCGAGAGCGCCTGGATGGTCGGCACGCGGCAGGCCTTCCAGGACTACATCAAGAACGCAAAGGACGGCGCGCTGCAGGCGCAATTCTTCTTCAGCCGAACCTTCCAGAACATGGAGGACGCGCTGGTCAGCTTCGTCACCACCGGCAAGCTCAAGTTTCAGGATTTCACGAACTTGGTGCTGGCGGATTTGGTGCGCATTATCGCGCGCCAGGCGATTGCGTTCGGCGCGTCGCAGGCCGGCGTCGCTGCCTTCGCCGGCGGCCTGTTCGGCTCGGGCACTTTCGCGGATTCGCAGGCAGGCCTGGTGAGCCACTCGGGCGGGGTGATCGGCGTGGATGCTATGCCGACGCGCCGATTGCCGGCGTCGACCTGGCACGGCGCGCCGCGCATGCACTCCGGAGGCCTCGCTGGCGATGAGGTGCCGGCGATCCTGCAGCGCGGCGAGCGGGTGATTCCGCGCGGCGGCTCGGCTATGCCGGGCCTGGTGCAGCATTTTCACATCGGCGGCAACGTCACGCGCGCGGATCTCGCGGCCGTGGCGCAGGCCGGCCGGGATTCCGCGATCGCGTTCGTCGCGGAGGCGCGACGGCGCAATCCGACCGGGCCGTTCGGAGGCTAGGTGACGATCAGCTTTCCCCTGTCGATGCCGTCGACGCGCGCACCTGCGCATATCGACTGGCGGCGCGAATCGAACATCGGAGTCGCTGCCTCGCCGTTCTCGTTCAGTCCGCAGACGTATGTCTGGGGCGCAGAGCGATGGCTGGCGACGCTGGTATGGGGAACCATGGGCCAGGTCGATGCGAACGATGTCGAGGGCTTCCTGCTGGCCCTGAACGGCCGCGAGGGCAGTTTCCTGCTCGGGGATCCGATGCGGACGGCGCCGACTGGCACCTGGGCGGGGCAGTCGCCGCTCGTGAACGGGGCCTCGCAGGCGGGCAAGACGCTGGCGATCGACGGCCTCACGCCCACGACCACGACCGGCAGGAAGGGCGACTGGTTCCAGCTTGGCTCGGGCGCGACCGCGAGGCTCTACCGGCTGACGGCTGATTTCACGGCGAACGGCTCCGGCCAGGCGACGCTCGACTTCTGGCCGTCGCTGCGTGTCTCGCCCGCGGACAACGCCGCGCTGACGCTGTCCTCGGCCAAGGGGCTGTTCATGCTCGCGGGAAATGTCGACGGCTGGAGCCAGGAGGATGTGCGCGAGAGCGGGATCTCGCTCGCCTGCATCGAGGACTTGCGGGGGCTGTAGAGATGAGGCGCAGGATCCTCTCCGACTTCATGCGCGGTCTATCCACGATCGGCCTGGCGCGCAAGTATGGCCGCACCAAGCTCTCGATCGAGAACACGATTCGCAGGGCAATGAGATAGGCAATGACAACGCGCGACCTTACCTCAGGCCTCGCGACCGCGGTCCAGGCTGGCACGGTCTATCCGGCGATCCTGTACGAGGGCGAGTTCGACGATGGCGCCGGCGGCTCGGCCTTTCTGCGGCTGTGGAGCGGCATCGGAACGCTTTCGTGGAATTCCCTCTCCTGGACCGGGGCAGGGAACCTGATCGGCATCAACGCGATCGCTGAATCGACCGATCTACGAGCCAACGCCTTCGAGATCTGGCTCTCCGGGGTGAGCTCGGCGCTCGTCGCGACCGCGCTGACCGCTGCGCGCAAGAATCGATCGGGCAAGCTATGGCTCGCGCTTTTCAACGCGGGCAATTTCGTCACGCCGATCGCGGATCCGTATTTGCTCAAGCGAGGCCGCTTCGACACGATCCCGATCGACGACTCTGGCGACACGGCCAAGATCACCGCGCGCTATGAAGACCGCCTGGCGACGCTCAGCATTCCGCACGAGCGGCGCTACACGAATGCCGACCAGCAGCTGCGCGCCCCTGGCGATGGCGGGTTCCGATATCAGGAGAGCCTTCAGGACGCTCAGTTCCTGCTGCCCGTCACGAGCTCGGGATGAGCACGGTGCTTCCGTCACGCCTTCCCGGCTGGGAGGATCGCCTTTTCGCCACGATCGAGGCAGCGCGCCAGCGGCCCTACAAACTGGGCGAGCACGATTGCTTTCGCCTGGCCTGCGCGACGGTCGAGGCCTTGACCGGCGTCAATCCCTGGGAGCCATGGGCGGGATCCTATGCTTCCAAGCGCGAGGCGCTGCGGCGCATCGCCGAGTTCGCAGGCGATTTCACAGCGGCGGCCTCGAAGTTCTTCGGCCGCGAGCCCCAGCGCATGGAATTCGCGCGCCGCGGCGACATCTGCGAGTTCGTCGATGTCGATGGCGAGCAGCACCTGGGCGTGATGCTGGGGATCCACGTCGCGCTGCTCGGGCCGGAGGGCCTGTCATTCGCGCCGCGCGAGGCGTGCAAGCACTTCTGGAAGATCGGCTAGGCCATGCCCTCCTCTGTAATCGCATTTCTCGTCGTAGAGGCGGTGACGCTGGGCATAGGCGGTCTGCGCGGCGCGAGCGGCAGGGATTTACTGCTGGGCTTGGCGACAGGCGGACTGAGCCTGGTCGTCCGAGGGATCCAGCAGCTGCGAAAGAAGCCCGACGGCGCGCAGGCGATTGTCAGCAACGGAACGCTCTCGATCCGTCAGGCCATATCGCCCTGGCAGGTGATTTTCGGGCAGCGCCGCGTGGGCGGTGTCCTGAGCTTCATCTTCCTGACTACCGACAAGAAATATCTGCACATCGTCGCGACGCTGGCAGGGCATGTGAGCGAGGAGATCGGCGACATCCAGCTGGACGACGAAGTGATCACGCCGGCCATGCTCGACGGTTCAGGGGTTGTGAGCTCGGGCAAGTTTTCCCGGGTCGATCAGACGCCGCATGTGGAGACAACGACCTCCACGCCGTACACGAGCGCATTCCCGGTGGGCGCCGTCACGATCGTCGTCATGACCTTCTCCGACAACCCGGACAATCCGCAGCAAGCGATCTTCACGGATGTGAGCCCGGCGGCTCCGAGCGGCGCTCAATACAGCAGATCGGGGAATGTATTCACGTTCGACGCGAGCGAGATCGCGCTCGGCACCGTGAGCATTACGTACCTCGAAAACGTCGCGCAGCCGGTGTGCAGGATCAAGAAATCGCTCGGCGCCGAGGCCGGGCAGCCGTTCCCGGATCTGGTGTCCGAGAGCGAAGGCAAGTGGGTCGATACCGACCGGCAGACCGGGCACACGAAGATCTACATCCGCTTCGATACGTCGCTCCTGCAGGGCAATGCGCCGAACATCAGCGCGGTGGTGAAGGGCCTCAAGCTCTACGATCCGCGCACGACGCTCACGGCCTGGAGCGCGAACCCGGCGCTCGCGATACTGACCTATCTGACGAACACTGAGTTCGGCATGGGCGCGGCGCTTTCGGAGACCGGCTCGGCCGAGTTCATCGCCGCGGCGAACAGCTGCGAAGAGCGGGTGCAGCTCGTCGGCGCGACCACGACCTTCACGGCCGACGCCTCGACCGACGCGATCGCGTTGGCCTCCGGATCGCGGGCGCCGGCGATCGGCGATGGTGTGCGCGTCTCATCGAGCGGCACGCTGCCGGCGGGCCTGGCTGCTGCGACGACTTATTACGTTTTTTACGCCGCCGGGTTGATGAAGCTCGCGACTAGCTTTGCGAACGCGCTCGCCGGGACGCCGGTCAATATCACCGACGCGGGCACCGGTACGCACACGCTGACATATTTCGACGAGCAGCGCTATACGGCCAATGGCGCGTTCCTGACCTCCGAGCGGCCGGTGGACGTGATCCAAGTGCTGCTCTCGTCCATGGCGGGCACGCTCACGCAGGTCTCGGATACCTGGCGGGTCTTCGCAGGGGCCTACGAGGCGGCGACGCTGACGCTCACGGCAAGCGACTTCGCCGGCCCGATTCAGATCGAGCCGATGCAGGCGCGCGACAAGTGGGCGAACGGGGCGAAGGGCGTCTTCTGCGACCCGAACTCGAGCTGGCAGCCGACCGACTTCCCGCCGCAGACGCCGACGGCCACTTATCTGGCGGAGGACGGCGGCGAGACGATCTACGCGGACATGGATTATTCCGCGTTTGTCACCTCGAGCGGCCAGTCGCAGCGCTTGGCGCGGATCGCGGTGCGGCAGGCGCGCAGCGGCCTGGTAGTGACGGCGAGCTTCAAGCTGACGGCCTGGCGCTCGTTCACGGGGCACTCGGTGGCGCTGACCTTCGCCAAGTACGGCTGGAGCGCGAAGGAATTCACCATCGTCCAGTCCGGGTTCGCAGTGATCGACAGCAACGGAGGCCCGGCGCTGGGCGTGCAGCTTACGCTGCGCGAGACGTTCTCCTCGATCTTCAGCTGGTCGGCCGAGGACACCGCGCAGCCCACGCCGCCGCGCTCGAGCCTGCCGAATCCGTTCGCGGTGGCGGCGCCGGGCACGCCGACCGTGACCGAGACGCTCTATTCGACGAGCGGGTCGGCGGGGGTTAAATCTCGGGCGACGGTGGCATGGACGGCGGTGGTCGACCCGCTCATCAAGAGCTACGAGGTAAGCTGGAAGGCCGTCGCGGATGCCGACTACGCGATCGTGCAGGTGCCGATCGGCACATCGCTCGATATCGACGATCTGGCCGCGGGGCTTTACCTGTTCGCGGTGCGATCGTGCACCACGATCACCAAGAGCGTGTGGTCGACTTATGCAGTGAAGGAGCTGCTCGGGCTGACGGCGCCTCCGTCGGATCCCGCGGGTTTCTCGCTGACCGCCTCGAACGGCTTCGCGATCGCGCGGTGGACCCTCTCGCCCGACCTGGACGTGAGGATCGGCGGCCATGCGATCATCCGGCATTCGCCGCTCACGACAGGGGCGGGATGGGAAGACGGAATCCTGATCTCCGGGACTGTGGACGACCCCGGATTCCCGGGCGACACGATCACCTCGCCGCCGCTGCCGCTCAAGACCGGCACCTACCTGCTCAAGTTCCAGGACTCGAGCGGGAACTACTCTGTGAACGAGGCGAGCTTCGTCGTCACCGAGGGCACGCTGTTCACGCTTACTACCGCGGTGACCATCACCGAGGATGCGGCCTTCAGCGGAACGAAGACGGACGTCGTGGTGAGCGGGTCCAGCCTGCAGCTGGCGAGCGTGAACATGGCGCTGCGGAGTGAGGATATCGCGAGCGCGCCCTGGTCCGATATCGCGACGCCGACGGTCACGAGTGCGTTTGCGACCTTCGGCTCGATCTCGCTCGATAAGATCCTCGACAACGATGCGGCGAGCTTCGAAGGCCGCCATCAGACTTTCACGGTTGCGAGCGACGGGCAGGCGTATGTTTTCTCGATCCATGTGCAGAAGACCGTGGGAGGAACGAGCCCGACGTTCGGAATCAATTTTGCGCTGACAGGCGGCTCGACGGTCACGATAAATTCGCGCCTGAATACTGACACCGGAGCGACGGGCGGCTCCGCAGCGGTGCAGGATCTTGGCACTGTGTGGCGCCTTTCCGGGAGTGTGACCAATAATTCGAGCGGAAATACAACGCTCGACATTCAAGTGTATCCGGCTACGGCAGCGTTCGGATCATTCGCCGATGTCGTCACGGCGACCGGGTCCGCGGTCTGCGGCGGCGTCCAGGTGGAGAAGGGCACGTCGCCCAGCTCCTACGACAAGCTGGTCTCGACCCGCGTCGGGAACGTCGTCATGGCGACCGGCAGCTATCTTTTCAACGCGAATCCTGACGACCGCGCCTCGGTCGCAGCGCGTCGCTATGAGGCCACGGTCCAGGCGCTCAGCTTCGATACCGGGCTGCTGATCGATTCTCTGCTCGACCTGATCGACGACTGGGATTCTATCGACGGTTCGGGCGCGGTGAATGATTGCAACGCACAGCTGATGGCGAGCGTGAGCGACGACAACATTACCTACCAGCCTTTCGTGCCCTTCCACGTTGCCGATTTCAAGGCGCGCTATTCGAAGTTCCGGATGGATTTCACCTCAGGAAATCAGACGCACAACATCGCGGTGTCGCAGCTGCGGGTCGCGATCAAGACGTAAGGACACCATGGCAAAGATCAAAATCGCGAAACTGGGCGAGGGCGATGTTTTCCTCGGCGAGGCCGAGATCGAGGAGGAGGCCTTCGACCCGGCCGCCCAGGTTCTCGCTTCGGAATACGGCGGGGGCTGCGACAACGCGCCGGGGCGATATCGCTGGAATCGCGCGGCGAAGCGCTTCGAGCCGCTCCATCATGAGCAGGAGGCTTTCGCGCGCGACATGCAGCGGATCGTCGAATTCGCCGCGGAGCAGGGGCTCGAGCATCCCGAGATCGGCCCGATTGTGAAGAAGCATTTCCCCGCGGAGCATAGAGCCGCGCGGCTGAAGAAAGGCGGGGCATGAGCCAGCATTCCTTCGTCGAGCCGAACGAGGCCGGGGCGGCCTATCGCGCTGGCATCAACAACGCACTGCAGGCGCTCGCCTCGAGGTCCTCGGGAGCCAGCGCGCCAGCGACGACCTACGCCTATCAGCCCTGGTGCGACACGACCAACGGGGTGCTGAAGCAGCGCAATGCCGCCAACTCGGCCTGGATCATCCGCGACACGCTGGCAGAGACGCGGGTGATCTCGCGCAGCTCGAACACGATTCTCGGCATCGGGGATTACGGCTGCACGTTCCTGTTCTCCTCGACCTTCACGCAGACGCTCACCGCGGCCGCGACGCTGGCCGACGGCTGGCACTGCTACGTGCGGAACAACGGCTCGGGCGTGATCACGGTCGACCCGAACTCGACCGAGACGATCGACGGCGGCCTGGTGCTGACGCTCAATCCGGGCGAGGGCTGCAGGATCTCGTGCAATGGGACGACGTTCACGACGCAGGGGCTGGCGTGGAAGATCGTGAAGCGGAAAACTGCGGATGAGTCAGTAGCATCGTCCACTACAGTTCAAGATGATGATCACCTTTTCTTTCCGATCGGAGCAAACGAGGAATGGGTTGCTGAATTTTCTATTGGAGCTCTTGCTGTCGTAGCTGGCGTCGTGACGGGCGTCAAGATTCAGGTATCGGCGCCATCGGGGTCGGCTATGGAGACGGACCTTGTCATGCATGCTACGGGAAGTAATCTTTCTCCGACGACCCAGACCTTCATGGCCCATACAAGTAGCTTTAGTCCCGGTTTTGGTTGGACGCCAGCAGGATCGGCATCCATCGAGGATGACTATGTGATCACGATTCGAGTGTGGGTTCTCGCATCTTCAACAGCTGGAAATGTGCAACTCAAATGGGCGCAAAATCAGTCGGATTCCCACAACCTCACGTTCGCCAAAGGCTCGCATTTGGTCGCAGATCGCGTGGCCTAACGACGATCGAACGGCGCACTGCCGACGCCGGACCCTACGAAAAATCAGGCGGTGGTCAAGAGAACAGCGACCATAGCAGGCGCGCTCGATTTCACCACCGCGATATTTCACGCGACCGGCACGGGTGTCGATTACAGCATCTCGATTGCCATATGGGTCCTGAATTCCACCAATGCCGGCAACGTCACCCTTCAATGGACCTGCTCTACAGGCACGGGAAGCACTCTGACGTTCCGCAAGAGCTCGCACATGGTCGCCAACCGTCTGGCATAGCAACTCGAAGAGGGGAAAAACGATGCTCAAGGCTCGCCTGCTGGAAGATCTGAGTGGCCATGATGTCGCGAGCTGCGCAGGCGCCGCGGTGACGGCCGCGGGAACTTGGTGGTCGCTGATCGGCGATGTCGCCGTGCAGCTGCTCGGGGTGCCGCTGCCGGTGGCGCTCGCGGCTTCGACCGGGGCGTTCCTCGCGCGCACTTACCAGCCCGCCGCGGCGTTGTGGCGCGCGTTCGCCGGGTCCGCATGCTGGGTGGTGGGCGCGTGCGCGCTCGCGCCGCTGGCCGCGCCGATCGCGCAGAAGTATGCGGGTGTCGAGCTTCCCGCCGGCGCGCTCGCCGGGGTTGCTTTTGCGATCGCGCTGGCCGGACCGTTCGCGCTGGCGCACGGCATTGAGTATCTGCGCAACAGATTCGGGCAGACGCCGCCGCCGGCGGGGCCGGCATCGAGCACGCCCGGGGCTACGGGAGCCGCTTCGGACTCGAAAGGAACTCCATGATTTCCACGTCGATGCTGAACTTCTTCAACGCGGCGTTCGCTTTCTCGACGGCGCTGCTGATCTTCCGCGCGATCAACCGCATGAACCGCGGCACGGATCACGCCCTGCGCGTGTCGTTCACGCTGGTCTGCGCTGGCCTGATCGGCGAGGCCTTCTCCAGCGTGCTGACCGAGAGCTGGCAGCAGAGCGTCGACGCGTTGCTGTTCGGCGGGCTGATGGCGGCCTTCCTCGGGACGCGGCGCGTGAGCGAGGCGGTCCTGCTCACCAACGAATGGCGCATGCGGGTATCGCTGGGGGTGAGCGCGGTCACGTTTCTCATATTCTTGGCGGGGATCGCGTGACGCCCGAGCAGCTCGCCGCGCTTCGCGATCAGCTGATCGTCGACGAGGGCTTGCGCCTCAAGCCATACAAGGACACGAAGGGCATCCTGACGATCGGCGTTGGCAGGAATCTCGACGACGTCGGGATTTCGCACGATGAGGCGATGGCGCTCCTCGACAACGACATCGCCTCGCATGCCGCGGATCTCGATCGCGAGCTGCCCTGGTGGTCGAGGCTCGACGCTGCGCGGCAACTGGTGCTCGCTAATATGGCGTTCAACCTCGGGATCCAGCGCCTGCTGATGTTCAAGAAGATGCTCGATCACCTGGCGCGCGGCGAGTGCGACGCGGCTGCGGACGAAATGCAGGCCTCGGCATGGGCCGGGCAGGTCGGGCCGCGCGCGGCAAGGTTGATCGCGGCGATGCGCGGGACCGCCTCCGGTGCTTAGCCTTCTCGGCTTCGTCGTTCCATGGTGGGGTCGATGGCTCGCGATCGCCGGGATCCTGGCCGCGGCCGCGGCCTGGGGCGCGGCGAAGATGCACGCGCATGACGAGCGCGAGTTCGACGCATACCGCGAGGAGGTCAAGCTCGCCGGCGACCGGCAGAACGAGCTCACGCGGCAGGTCACGACCGCGCAGGCGCAACTCAAGGAGATCTCCGATGCGGAATGGAAAACGAAGCATGATGCTGCTGTCGGCGCTCTTGCTGCTGCCCAGCTGCGCCTCGATCAGGCCCGACGCGATCGCCGCCTCGTGCCCGCCGCCCCCGCCGGCGCCGGCAGCGGTGACCGCCTATGTCTCTCCCGCGACGAGCTTGATCGAGGACTCCGCGAAGCTATTGGAAGACTTCAGCAACGAGCTCTCGCAGTCGCTGCGGAAGGCCAGCGGGGAATCGATATAGCGAGCACCTGCTCGAGCTGGGCGCGCGGGCTGCAGGGGCCTCACTCCGGGGGCGGCAGGTAGATCCCCAGGCGCTTCACCAGGTCGGCCGCGATCGCGCCGTCGGCAAGCAGCTTGCGCGCCCTCACCTTGATGTTGAAGAGCTCCCAGGTCGACGGGTGCATGCGCCGGTTCTCCGGCCCGTCGGCTTCCCAGTTCTGCCAGCTCTTGAGCGCGGAGTGCACGAGCTCGCCCGCCTCGGTCTGGGTGAGGCCTGCAGCCTCGCGGGCGCGCAGGATCTCCGCCGGTCTGGGATTGCCGGCGGGGCTCGGGTTGCTCTTGCTGCGATTCGGGTGGTTCGCCATGTTCGCGCCCTCGAAGATCTCGGGCCGGGAGTATACGCCGCCCCTCACGATGCATCCTCGGCCGTCCTGGCCTCGAGGTCCTTCACCAGTTGGTCGACGTCGACGGGCCCCAGTGGCGTCATGACGACGCCTGCGGCCGGCTGTGCCTTTGGGATCTTGATCTTGATCGGCCAGCCGAGCGACTCGAGGACCTGGCGCACCGTCACGCTGCGCGTGTGTTTCGTCGAGCTCGTCCCCTTGAGGCGGAAGTGCAGGGTCTCGAGCTCGCCCTTCGTCGGATCGCCCGGCAGGATCTCGAGCAGGATCTGGCGGCCTTCATAGGTGAGGGTGAGCTCGCGGACGATCGGCTTGTCGAGTTTGGTGGTCATGCTGTTCTCCTGTTGCCCCTGATTTCCCGAGGCGCGGTCAAGCGATGACGTAAGGGTGATGGAACTCCTCGAGCTGCAGCAGCTCGGCGAGCTCGATCGCGCGTTCAGACGTCTGCACTATGCGCGACCGGTCCATGATGGCGTTGCCGACGATGGCCCAGCGCACCGCGGCCAGCGGGTTGCGATCGGTGCGCGCCAGGTGGTGCTCGAGCGCCGTCGCGCGCGCGGCCGCGCCGGTGGAGTCTTCAATCTGGTACTCGGCGAGCCGATGCTCGAACTTGTCGTCGCGCCTGCGGATCGTGTCGACGATCCTCACTATGTAGAACATTTTGATTCTCCTTCCCGCTGGTCCCGCGGTGGGGTCGGCGAGGCTCGCCGTTGGAGCGGCCGCTTTCGCGGCCGCTCGTGCCGCAAGCCTCTACAGCAGTCCGCGCTCGGCGAACGACATGGTTCTCCCTTCCGCCACGATGAAGTGATCGAGCACCTGCACGTCGACCAGCGCGAGCGCCTGCTTGAGCGAGCGGGTCAGGACTTCATCCGCATGGCTCGGCTCGGCGACTCCCGACGGGTGGTTGTGCGCGAAGATGACAGCGGCGGCGTTGTGTCGCAGCGCGGCCTTCACGACTTCGCGGGGATACACGCTCGTCTGCGTCAGCGTGCCGCGGAAAAGCTCTTCGGCGGCAACCACGCGATGCTGCGCATCCACGAACACGCACCAGAAAACCTCGTGGCCGAGGTTCTCCGTGAGCGTGATGCTCAGATACTCGCGCACGGCGCGCGGGCTGTTGAGTGCCCGGCGCGCGCTCATGCGGTTGCGAAGGATCTCCAGCGCCGCGGCGATCACGGCGTCCTCGCTTCCATAGGTGGCGATTTGCTTCAGGACTTCTGACTTCTTCACTTGCTCTCCTGGCCCCTGATCCCCGAGGCGCGGTGCTGCGGGTCTTGCTTGTGGAGGCGGCGGGAGTCGAACCCGCTTGGTAGGATCCAGAGCCCAACCTTGGTTACCGAACCCGCCCCCGACAGTTCGTATAGTACGCTCAATGAGCGTATATTGTCAAGGACTATTTTCAAGGGTAAGATTTGCCTGTCTGGATCCAGAGCCCGTCCTTGGGCAAACCCCCGCCGCGCGCGGGGGTTTGTTTTTCAGTAGGTGATCTTCAGGCCGAGGCTGTGGTTGTCGAGCACGACCTTGGTTTCGTAGGCGCCCGTGCCGATCTGCCAGCCCTCGCGCCAGCCTCGAGGCAGCACCCAGGCGACCAGGCCATTCAGGACGACGCTCGCGGCGAAGTAGTTATTGACCTGGCCGACCGATGGATGCTCCCCGATGGTATGGCTCGCCAGGCCGCGCTCATAGTGATGCACTTCACAGTTCGGGCCCGCGACGCATGGATTCTTGACCATGTCGCGGGTCTGGAGCCAGTCGGCGGCGAGCAGCCCGGTCACGACGGCCTGGGCTGCGGTATCGCGCGGCAGCCAGGGATCCCTGGTCGTGGCGCAGCCGGCCGCCAAGGCGATCGCCGCTAGGCTTGCTAGGCCGCGCCAGGAGCGTTTGAGGGTACACTTACCCCCATGGACGAGAATAGAGCGCAGCGGCGCCCGGTTTCCTGCAGCCCAGCGGTGCAAATTCGCGGTTTCAGATCTACCGGAGACCGTGCCGCGCCTGTGACGCCGTTGTGACGCGCCGGGGCACAATCTGGCGAGAGCTGTCACCGCTCTCTCTATGAGAAAACAGGGAGTTAGGGCTACACCGAGGGACTCATAATCCTTTGGTCCCTGGTTCGAATCCAGGCGGGCCCACTTACAAAACAAGGACTTAGGCATATTTCTTCTTTCTCTGTGACGCAGTTGTGACGCGGAATCGCGGGAGTCGCTCGACGGCCCGCTCAAGGTGTTCATCCAGCAATAGCGCATAGTGTCGCGCTGTGATGGCGATATTCTGATGCCCGAGCAGGTCCTGGGCGACTTTCAAATTCTTGGTTTTCTGCACGATCCAGCTGCCGAAGGTGCGCCGGATATCCCGCTGCTGTAGCCAGGGCATGCCGGCGCGATCGCGCGCGCGCTCGAAGGCGTAGCGCAACCAATCTGGCGTGACGGCGATCGGCAGGGCCCGCTTGGCCACCGCGAGCGCCGCCGGCGTGAGGGGGATGCTGCGCTCGCGCCCGGTCTTGGAGGCGACCAGCACCAGGCGCCGGCCGCGCAGGTTGCCGGGCTCGAGGCCGATGAGCTCGCCTGGGCGCAGGCCGGTGAGCGCATCGAGCAGGACCAGATCGCGGGCCTTGGCGTCGGCCCGAGGAAACGCGGCGAGGAAGGCGCGCATCTGCTTCGGGCTTAGCCGCACGGTGCGCGGCTCTTCGCGGCCGGCCATCTTGATCTTGACCGGCCGGTCGAGCCAGCGCCAGGTGTCGAACGCCAGGGCTGTCACGCGCCGCAGCGCGGCCAGGCGCCGGTTGATGGTGATGACGGTAAGCCCGGCCTCGCGCCAGGCAGCCTTGGCGTCCTCGGCGACATCGGCGGCCGCGGCGAGCTGCCGGCCCTTGAGGTGGGGCTCGAACGCGGCGACCTTGTTGACGATGTCATTGTAGAAGGCGAGGCCCTTGGCCTCGCCCTTCAGCCAGCGCGTGAAGGCTTCGGAAACGGTATGACTCGCCGCCCGGCCGGCGCGGCCGGCATGGGCGTCCGCGCGGAGCTTCGCTTCGAGCTCGAGCGCCTGTTCCCGCGTCGCACCTCGGCCAGCAGTAAAGCGAGCTCGCGATCCGCCTGGGACGGTGATATCGATGTGCCAGGTCTTGCCGCGTTTTCGGATGGGCATGAGCGCTGCCGGCGTTTGTAGGCCTCGAGCTCGGCCGGCTCGAACAGCACGCGGCCGCGGATTCTAACCACGTGCACGCGGCCGGCGTCAACTTCGCGGCGGAGCGTGCGCGGCGAGATCCCGAGGCGCCGCGCGGCCGCGGCGTAGGGGATGAGGTCGGGGAGCTCGGCGGGGGCGGGGGAGATCATGCGGGCTTGAACTCCACGACCCAGACCCAGGGGTTCGTCTGCCAGCTGTAGCCGCGGATGGCGTTGAGCGAATCCCAGAGGCTGGCATAGTGCGCGCGCAGCCACATGGAACTTTTCCCAGCTGCTCGAGCATCATCCATGCCCTCTGTTGGAAAATAATTCGCTGGCGGATATGGCCCCGTGATGCGCAACAGAGGTCGCTTCGTCTCTGCGCTCATCGGGATCTGGATGCCTTCGGCGAGACAGTCGGCCTCGCTGATGTTTTGCACGCGCTCGACGCGCACGTCGATGACCACGAGGACGAGGCGGCAACGGTCGCGCGGCATGTGGATAGACGGTCGCCATGGAGGCAATGCTTCTCCTGGCTTCGCGTCGGCCTTGTAGAAGGTCGGTTCGTCGGCGTCCTTGATGTATTGCGGGTAAAGCACAGACCAACTCTCGCGCACCCACAGCCGATCGCCGGGCTGGCCGTAGGGGCAATGGACAGGTGTCATTCGATGCCCGACGAGTTTGCCGTGATCATGAACCTCGCGGCGGCTCAAATGCGTGCCATGCTTCGCGGCTCCTAGATCGATAGGGCTCTGATCGCGCAGCGCGCGCCGCGTCTGCGTCTTGCGGCCCTCGAGGATCGCGCGCACCATCGGCGCGGAGAAGAGGATCGGGCGCTCTTTCACTTCCCCGCCTTCTTGCTCGCAGCCGCATTCGGCTCGCGATTGCCCCGATCCCAGCGCGCGACATCAGCCTTCGGGCAGGCGCTGCAGACGCCTAGGCCTGCGGCGGGATCGACCCTCACCCAGCTGCAGGGCTGCTCGAGGGCGTCGACGCAAGCATGATAATCATCGCAGCCGCAGCCGATGCAGACCATCGGACTCATGGGATCCCGGATGCTGCGCGCGGTCATTTCTTCTTCCCCTTCGCCTTCACCAGCGGCGAGGCCTTCGCGAGCTTGGCTTTCACATTCGCGGTGTCGGCCTGGTCCTTGCGCTTAGCCGCGGCCGCGGCCGTGAGATCCTTCGTGATCTTCGCGACGTTCACCCCGTAGCGTTTCGCGGCGGCCGTGAATTCCTTCTCCGAGCCTGCGCACTCGCCCTGGTCATCAAGACAATAGATACTGTCGAGGACCTCATGCACGAGCTGGCGCTCGGTGCACTTGTCCAGCGATTTCGGCGGAGGCGCCAGCTCGCGGTCCTGATTGTAGGGAACGCCGTCCGACATGAGATCGAGCGCCTCGAGCAGCTCGGGCTTGCCGAGCTTGGTCGGATATCTGGCTCGCATCGCCTTGAACACCGCGATCCGGATCTCGGCCTCGAGGCGCTGCTTCTCCGCCAGCTTCGCCGCGGAAGCCCTATCCCGGGCAGCAGCTGCAGCGTTCTTCACCGGCGCCACATAGCGGCCGGTGTCGCGCGGCTGCAGCTCATTCGGCAGCGTGGCCTTCTTCTCCTTGAAGATCGCGATCGCGCGATCGCGCGGCAGGCACTTGGCCGCCTCGCCGGTGCGCGGGTTCTGGATGAGCACCACGCCGGCGGGGTTGTCGCCCAGGGTCTTGGAATAGGGCATGCGCTTGTTGCCGCTCCAATAGCTCTCTCCCAGCTCGACGTATCCCGTCGGGCCGCCATAGGAGTTCTTCCAGATCGCCTCGGCGTCCTTGCCGGCGATGATCGCCGTGCCCTCGGCCTTCGCTTTGCTGATTGCTGCACTACCCTCGAGCCGCGTGGTGAACTCTTCGTTGATATATTTCTCGGCCTGTTCGTGCGTCAGTGGGACGCCGTTGTCGCCGTAATATTCGAAGTTGCCATGCGCGGTTTGGATGCCCATGCAGCCCTTGGTGGCCTTGGCCTGCATCGCGGGATCCGGCAGCCGGGCGATGAGGAGTGCGACGGAGGGCGAGAGCTTGCCAGCGTCGAGCTGCTCTTTCGCGGCCGGGACCAGGTCGAGCAGCTTGAGACGGTTGAACACTGTGGTGCGGCTGACGCCCAGCAAATCCGCGACCTGGTCGGCGTTGATCTTGCGCTCCTGGCGGAGCTCGGCATAGCCCTCGGCCTCCTCGAGCTGGTCGATGGTCTTGCGCTGCAGGTTCTCGGTGAGCTGCAGGGTGATGATGTCGGCGTCGGCGACGTCGCGCACGACGGTGGGGATCGCGGCCAGGCCTGCGATCTTGCCTGCGAGCCAGCGCCGCTCGCCGGCGACGATCTCATACTTGATCGTATCCGACGGTTTCGGATGCGGCCGCGCGAGGATCGGCTGCATGACGCCGACGACCTTGATGCTGGCGGCGAGCTCGGCGAGCTCCTCTTTCGTGAAGCGTGCCCGCCGGCGGGCCTGCGTGCGCGTGGTGGAGGGCGCGAGCGCCGCGATCGGGATGATCTGGAATGCAGTGGGCGCGAGGGCGCCGGGCAGGGCGGGGGCGTTCATGGGATTACTCCGTGGCGTTGAAGATCGACTCGGCGCGCTCGACGAAGGTGCGCAGCCTGGAGAAGGATTCGCGGTGCAGGTGGATGACGCTCTCGCCTTGCTTGATGGCGAGCACGCCCGAATCGGTGATGGAGAATTGATCGCGATCTGCGCCGTTGCCGTTGAGTGCGGGCGCGGCTGCATCGGTCTCGGCGGCCCGCGCGCACCGGGCTTTCTTGCCGCGCGCTTTGCGCGCCAGGGGGGGGGTGTCACCGCCGCGGAGCGACTTCTCCGGCCAGTCGTCCATGGCATAGCTGGTCAGGCCGTCGATGCTGCCGACCGCCTTCACCTTGCCGTTGGTCTTGAGGGCCGAGAGGTTCTGCGCGGCCTGCTTGGCGGTGCAGTCGATGAGCTCCGCGATCTGTTTCGCGTTGTGCGGGCCTGCGGCAAGCACGCCACGAATATCGGCACTGATGGTCATTGGATTCCTTTCAGAAAAACCGGTTGAGAATTCCCTGCACCCACACGCCGACGTAGAAGATCGCCAGCACGAACATGCCCCACTGGCGCGCGCGGTAGTTGGCGAGGATCCAAAGCGGCTGCGAAATTAGGCCGACAACGAAGCCCCACCGATGCAATGGGCCAGTGCTGGAGACCATGACGATCGCGGCGAATGAGAGCACCGCGATCGCGATCTGCAGGATGACGTCGACGTCGAGCTCGGCCGCGAGGAAGGCCGCGATATCGCGGAGCGATGCGGGCTTGACCTTCTCGAGGTCGATCCAGTAGCTCACTTGGCGTTCTCCTCCAGATATTGGGCGAGCCGCTCGCGGTAGAGCTTGTTGTGCTCGATTTCGTATTGGCGAACGAGCTGAGCGGCCTGGCGCATTCCGTCCTTGTAGGCGCGCATGACATGCGCGGTCCTGGCTACGCGGTTCGGGCACGGAGGGTCGCAGCGGATCATCCCTGGATCTCCTCTCTGCTATCGGCAACCAGCCGCCGCAGCGCAGCGCGCTGGCCTAGGATAGTCAGCTTCGCGCGCAGCCGCGGCGGGAAGCGATCGCGGTGTTCCATCGCCCAAGCGCGGATATCGCGCAGAAGCAGGAGCTCGGCGAGGAGCGCAATCAGACGCTCCGGGTGCAGGTCGATCCCGGCCTGGAGCAGCTGCAGCTCCTCGCGTTCCTCATGAGTCAGGTCAAACGGCAGCGGGCTGATCGGCATCGGATGCCTCGCTTTCGCCACCGACTGGTTCGATAGTGAGCGCTGTGTAGAACGGCTTGCCGTCGCGGAAGATCATTTCCTTGCCAACGACGCGCATGGGCTTGCCGCCCGTGAAGATGATCTCGCCGACCTCGGTCATCGCAGCCAGGCCGTGATCGCTTCGGCCGCGCGCAGGGCGGCGATGCCGATTGGCGTCCAGGCCGCGAAGGAAATCAGGAGGATCAGCGGGTAGGCGATACGCCGCGGCAGGCGGCCGATGAATCGCTCGGTCTTAGCCCGATGCGTCAAGATCGCATCGGGTCCGCGGTAGAAGCAACTGTCATCCGGTGTCATGCAGCCTCCCTGCTGGCGAGGAAATCGACGTGGTGCGGCGCATTGGCGCAGTGATCGCATACGATGAAATTGCGCACGCCGGCGTCGGGGAGGCTCTCCTGCGTGTCGAAGTAGCGCTTGCCGGGCATGATCGCGTGGCGACAAACGGCGAGATCGCCGAAATAGTGGCTGCAGCGGCGCAGCGAATACGCGATGCGCCAGATGCCTTTGCGCTCGATCTGCTGGTGGTGCTCGGCGTTGGTGAGGCTCACGATTCGATCGTCGCGTAGAGGATCAGCGGCCGCCCGCCATGCGGCGCATTGGGCAGCGTGCCGGCGATCTTGACGAAACCAGCCTTGCGCATTTCGCAGAGATATGCCGACACGGCGCGCATGCGCAGCCCGGTGGCGTCGGCGATGTCGACCGAGGTCGCGGGACCTTGCTCGAGGACCTCGAGGATCTGCGTCTTCTTCATGCGGCCTCGGGCCCGGGCCGCGTGTTGCGCTCGATCTCCTCGCGCAGCGCGCGGAGCAGGCGCTGCTTATGAAGCACCGTCGGCTCGACCGCGATGCGCAGGTGCACCTCGCGCGGTGCAGACGTCTGGACGAGGATGATGCGATCGTGGTCGGTATGTGCGGCGGCGAGGCCTTCGCGGCGGCACACCAGGTCGCATTGCGCGGCGGTCATCGCCGGGTGGGGGAAGATCAGCGCGCTCATGGCATCCACGGGAGCGAGCGGCCGGCGGAGAGGATCCACGACGTGCGCCACGAGTAGCGCAGCTTCGCGTCGCGCCAGTAGTACCAGGCGAGCTTGAGGCGGGTGAGGAAGACCATGGACCCTCCGCTTGTATAAACGGAAGGCACACTACTACCGAAAGTAGCTTAAGTCAACAACCGAAAGTAGGCTAAGGCTGGCGGACGGGCGGGCGTAGGATGGCGCGGGGAGGTCAAATCATGAGATATCTGTTCGGGATCGTCGGCGCTTTGTTCTTTTTCGTCGGGCTGTTAGGCGCGGGCGGGTCGAGCACGGCGGTGGGCCAGATCGGCTCGCTGATCGGTGTGCTGACCGGCGCCGTATTCCTGGTGGGCGCCGGCGTGCTTGCCGCGCTCGAGCACGAGGCGCAGGGCATCGGCAAGGCGCTCGCCTTGCGCGCCCAGGATCTCAAGGATCCGAGCTGAACAGCCGCAGCTGGCCACCGAGTCTTGCGAAGTCGCGCTGCACGGCGCGCTCGAACTCGGCGTAGCTCGAGCTGGCGGGCCTGTGCGTGCGCAGCCAGGGCAGCAGGCCGTGCACGACGGCCGAGCTGAAGATCACATCCTTGAATAGGGCGCGCCGGTCATCGGGCAGCAGCGACCAGACGCGCGCGAGCTCGAGGGCCTCCTCTGAGAGGACGGTGTAGGGGCCTGACTGCTCTTTAGCCGCTTGCACGGCGTGCTTCGCGCCCTCGCCGTCGCGCAGCCAGGCGACGCGCACGCCGAGATATTTCGCGATCGCGGCGATCTTATTGGTCTCGGGGATGGCGGCGCCGTTGACGTAGCGCCGCGCCATTTCCCGCGTGACGGTCGCGGCTTTGACCAGCGGGCCCACGTCGACTCCCGATTTCGCCCGGGTCGAGCCGTGACCGAGATCGCCCATGGCCTCCCGCAGACGTCTGCCGAAGGCCTCCTTGGTGGAATCGCTCACAAGATTCATTCTAAATTCGCTACTGATGGTAGTTGCCTATTTGCAGTAGTTGACTCTGGCTACTTTCGGTAGCACAATCGCGCCCTTCCATGTCCCAGACCCCGATCGAGCGCGTTTTCGACATCCTGGGCGGCCCGGCGGCCGTGGCGAAGCATTTCGTCAGCGACAACGGCAAGCCGATCTTGCCGTGGGCGGTGTCCAAATGGCGCAAGCGGGTGCCGGCCGATCGCGTGCTCAAGCTCGAGGAGCTCACCGGCGGCCGCGTCACACGCTACGAGCTGCGGCCGGATATCTATGGTGAGGCGCCCAAGCGCCAGGCCGCTGCATGACGGTTCTCTTCTTCGCTGCCGGCTGGGTCTCCTCCCTCCCGTTCAGGCCGCTGCGAAGCCTCCAATCCCCCGGCGCACCCTCCCGCGTCCGGGGGATTTTTTTCATTCTCTTTTTTTGCCCGCACGGTGTCTGTCCGTGCGTGTCCGTGAATTACGGAAAGGAACGGAAATGATCTCGCCCGAGGCCTCGCTGCCGCTGTACGAAGACATGCTCGACATGCTCGCCGACCTGGTGCGTCAGCTGGGCGGCCCCAAGAAGGTCGGCCCGCTGTTGCGCGGCTCGATGCCGATCGAGGCCGCCGCGCAGTGGATCCGCGATTGCCTGAACCGCGAGCGCCGCGAGCGGCTGGATCCGGAGCAGCTGCTGCACATTCTGCGCCTCGCGCGCGAGGCCGGGATCCACTCGGGGAAGTTCTGGCTCGACGCCGAGCTCGGCTATGAGCAGGGCAAGCCTGTCAACCCGCGCGATGAGGTCGCGGATCTGCAGCGCCGGTATATCGAGACGGTGCACCTGGCACGCGATATCGCAGACCGGATGGAGCGCCTGGCGCGCTCGCCGATACAGATCGCTACGAGCAGATAGAACGAACCAAACCTCTGGGGAGGGGGAGCATGCCACGTTCGCGCGGGGTTTTGCCTGAGGGAGCACCTTCTGAACTCTGGGATTTTTTCGAGGCCAAGCCGGGCTCGACGATCGACGAGGCGATCGCGCAGCTGCAGCTGGAGCGCTCGACCGCGTATTACGCCCTAGCGCGGCTCTCCGATCTCGAGCTGATCCAGCGATCGAACGATGAGCGGCCGCGGCGGTGGCAGATCCGCGGCGCGCCGCCGGTTCCGGTCCAGGCCGAGGCGCCCGGCCCCGAGCTGCTGGTGCGATCGCTCGGATGGCTATTCCAGCCCACCGGCATGCCTTACACGATCGTCGACGGCCGGATCCGGCCGCAACGCGGCGAGCTGCAGGTGATCTCGATCGCGGGCGCGAAAGGCAAGCAAGAGGGCGACGATTCGCGGCCCGGGCATCGGCGCAAGATCATCGGCGAGCACCCCTGGCGACCCGCGCATCTGACCAAAAGGGCGGCGTAAGCCTTAGCGCCCCGATGGTCCCCGAGGCTCTCAAGAGCCGCACGCAGTGGCTGGTGTGGCGCTATGAATCGAAGGAAGGGCAGAAGAAGCCGGCGAAGGTGCCCTATTACGCGAGCGGCCGCCGGCGCACGGGCAAGCAGGGCGACGACGCCGACCGCCAGGCGCTGACAACCTTCGACTTCGCGCTGCAGACCAAATCCATCGGTACAACCGACGCCGGAGAAAAGTTCGACGGTATCGGCTTCGCATTCCTGCCGGGCGACGGCCTAATCGGCATCGATCTGGACAACATGATCGACACCACCACGGGCGAGCTCAACAAGCGCGGCATCGGCATCATCGAGTCGTGCTCGAGCTTCGCCGAGCGCTCGCCTTCGGGCAAGGGCGTGCACATCTACGTGCTCGGCGAGACGGAATCCTTCAAGTCGAACGACGCCGGCGTTGAGGTCTTCTGCGGCCGGCAGTTTTTCACGGTCACCGGCGATCACTTCCCGGGTACGCCCGACGTCGTCAATGCGATCGACGCGAAGACGCTCAAGCGCCTGCGCGCAACGGTCGACCAGGCGAAGGGCAAGCGCAGCGCGTCGCCGGCGAGGCCTGCGGCACCGATGGATCAGCGCAGCAAGGTCGAATCTGCGCTGGCGGTGATCTCGGCCGATTGCGGATACGAAGACTGGATCTCGATCGGCATGGCGATCCACGCAGAGCTCGGCGATGCCGGCATGGCGACCTGGGATTACTGGTCATCGAAGAGCTCGAAATATCCGGGAGCGCGCGAGGTCGAGACGCATTGGAAATCGTTTCGGCCGGGCGGCGGCATCACCGGGGCGACGCTGTTCAAGCGCGCGAAGGATGCAGGCTGGCGCGCGCCCAAGGGCTCGCGCGAGCCGCGCTCGAGCAAGGACGCCAGCGGCGGCGATCGCGGCGAGGATCCTCCGTCGGGCGGCTCGAGCTCCTCGGGCGCGCCGCCGGATGATCTGCCCGAGATCCGCTGGCAGCAGGGCAAGCTCCCCGAAGTGATCGACCAGGCCGAGGCCGCCTTGCTCAAGGCGGGCGAGCGGATCTATCAGCGCGCCGGGTTCCTGGTGCGTGTGGTGCGCCGCGATTCGCCGACTGTGCGCAACTACAAGCGGCCGCCGGGCGCCTTCGGGATCCTGATCGTCGACCAGCCGTTTCTTACCGAGACGTTCACCCGCGTTGCACGCTGGATGAAGTTCGATTCGCGCAAGGAGGATTGGCGGCGGGTGAACGCGCCGGAGCAGGCGGCCACGACGTATATCTCGCGCAGCGGTCACTGGAATGTGCCGCAGCTTTGGTCTGCGATCAGCGCTCCGACCCTGCGACCCGATGGGACGATTCTGCAGGAGCCCGGCTACGACGCGGCGATGCATGCCTGGTATGACCCCTGCGGCGTGCAATTCCCGAAGATCCCAGAATCGCCGACGCGGGACGATGCCGACGCGGCGTTCGAGAAGCTGAACAAGGCCTTCTCGACCTTTCCCTTCGAGCATGAGCGCGATCGCGCGGTGGCGCTCGCGCTCGCCCTGACCGCCCTGGTGCGCAGGAGCTTGCCCGCGGCGCCGCTCGGCGGGATCAGCGCGCCGGCGCCAGGATCCGGCAAGACGCTGCTCGCCGATTGCATTTCGATCCTCGCCAGTGGCACGGCCGCGCCGGCGATGAAGTATGCGGACACAGACGAGGAGGCCGCGAAGACCGCGCTCGCGGTGCTGATGGAAGGCGATGCGGTCGTGCTGATCGACAACGTGGAGCGGCCGCTCCAGGGGGATTGGCTGTGCACGATCCTCACGAGCGAGATCTACCGCCAGCGCATGCTCGGCCGCACGGAAATGATGAGCGTGCCGACCACGACGCTGTGGCTTGCGACCGGCAATCAGCTCGTCGTCGCCGGCGATCTTCGCACTCGCGCTCTTTTATGCAGGATTGACTCGAAGGTCGAACATCCCGATCAACGCGAATTTGCACACGATCTTCGCGAATGGATGATGGCTCACCGGCCTGAGCTGGTCGCGGCGGGCTTGACGGTGATGCGTGCGTTCATCGCCACGGGTCAGCGGCTCGCGGATGTGGTGAAGCCGATGGGGCGATTCGAGCGCTGGTCTGAGCTCGTGCGCGCGCCGCTCGTCTGGCTCGGATGCGCCGATCCGTGCGAATCGCTGAAGGCGCTCGAGGATGAAGATCCGGAGCGAGGCCTGCACCTGCAGCTGATGCATGCCTGGTTCGGGGAATTTCAGGACAAGCCGCAAACCTCGCGCGAGGCCATCGAGGGCGCGACGCGGCATTCGATCCCCGGCGAGCCGCCGGGTCCGCTCGAGGCGGCGCTGCGGGAAATCGCGCAGGACCGCTCCGGCGCGCTCAATACCAGGCGGTTCGCGAAATGGCTGTTGGCCCACGCCGATCGGCGAGCTGGGGGCATGCGAATCGTGAAAGACGGAGAAAAGGACCATGCGGCGCGTTGGCGAATCAAACAGGGCGAGTAGGCGGGATTACCGGGCTTTGCGGGGTCAATTCCCTCCCGTATACCTGATTTGTCACTCTGTTTCATGCATTTATCTACTTCTTCTTTTGTATACAGTGATCTATTTCTTTTCACACACGGAAAAGTGTCAAGAAAAGAGATGGAATGAAGAAGTAATGACAAAAAAGGTATACGGGGGGAAACAACCCCCGCAAAGCCCGCTATTCCCGTTCGCTTCGATAAGGCCCGCGCCAGTAGCGGGGCGGCAATGAAGGTTTTCCCGGAATGGATGTATCGCGATCCCGCCGATGCAGCCTCAATCCTGGAGGGCATTGAAGTGCGCGCCGAGAAGCGAGCCCGTCAGCGGGAGAAGGAGCAGGTTCGGGAAGCAAAGGAAAGTCAGCGCGTGTTCTTCGCGCGGCTGCAGCTGGGGCTGAAGCGCACGATCGCCGCGCCGCCCGAGGTCCAGATCAAGCGGGCGCGCATCCGTGCGCTCGTGCGCCAGGCGTTGAAGGAGCGCAGATGACACTGACCAAGGAACAGAAGCGTGAGATCGCTCGCCGGCTCGAGAACTGGGGACGCTGGTATTACGGGGGCGTCAACGTGCTGGCCATCGGCAGCGATCAGTCACCGTTCCCCGCTTATCGCCTGGCTGCCGACGACAGCTCGCGCGCGGAGAATCGAAAGATCCCCGTGCTGATGGGTGAAGCGCAGGATACCGACCGCGTGCTGCGTCGCATGCATCCCGAGCTGACGAAGGCGCTCAAGGTCCATCATCTGAGCAAGGGCACGCCCAAGGCCAAGGCGCGCAGGTGCAGATGTAAGGTCGTCAGAACCTACTATCGTCGGGTAGAGCGCGCCGAGCTGGTATTCAATCGCCTGTGCTATCCCAGGCCTAAGCAGCAAGGCGCACCAGTGAGCTTGGCGGCGTGAAATCCAACCCATTTGCATTGGTGTCATTTTTCAGTTAGCTTCCCGCTACGCTGGGTTGTGGTGTCACCAGCGAGAGCAAGCGAAGCCCGAGTGCGCTACTAGCACCGGGCTTCAGCATTTCTACGGGTCCTTCCTGCGCCCTGCACATCGCGGGCGCCAAGAC